TCGTTGGTGTCGCGCACCTGCCAATTATAGAGGTGCTGATTCTCCCGCGTCGTAGCGTAATACCACCGTTGCCAGCCAGCGCCGCCTTCGGCGGTCACAAATACTAGCTCGTGATGGGGATACTTAGCGGAGTCTGGATGCGGGTCGCCGTAAGCCCAAGTCTTGTTCTTTGGTAGATCTCCGTCACGCACCTCGAAGAAAATCAGGTCTTCCTGCCCCTGCGGAGTTGGGAAGGAAAGAACGGGGATGCGCTCGGGGATGTCGGGCTTTGGGCGAATCATGGTGTGCCCAACCTAACAGCCAGATGAGGGCGCGTCAATACTTGCCCTTGCCGCGTGGAGGGGCTTTTCGATCCTTGCCGGGACCGGCCCAAAGCTCGCGGCGAGCCCAATAGTTGGGGCTCGTCTTGTCATCTTTTGTTAAGTCACCGCTCTTGTCACGGATCTTGGCGGAGCGGGCAAGGTATGACTTGCGCGCTGCTTCGGAGTAGTTGTGGCCGTAGCCTTCGGCTCCGAAGTGAACAACCCTGATCTTCTTGGTATCAGGGTCGCGGACGAAGACGCTCTTCTTCTTACCTGCGGGGGTGATGCCGGGCATCTTCCGAGGTGAGTCTAGGGTGACTTCTTTGCCTTTCCAGGTAGCCATAAATTAAATGAGGGTGTTGGCAAACTTGGTAGCCTGATCCCAGCGAGAAACAAGTCCTTTCCAGAACTTGGCGCGTTTACCAACCGGCGGGGCTACCTGCCTCTCATACGCCTCACGGGCTTCTCGGAAACGGAGGAGGAAAGCACGGGGCTCGCGCTCAGCGCGGCCAAGGGCGGCTAGCGTGATCGGCCCAACCTCGCCGTCAACAGTGACGTCAAGAGCTATCTGCAGGATGCGGGCGCATCCGGTAGGCCCTCGATTGAAGGCAGTGTCGCGGAGCACGGATTCAACGGCGGGAGACTTGGCCCAATTACCAGGGACATCCGTGTACTTCAGAATGTATTCAACAGCCTCAGCCTCTGCTTGAGCAAACTTCTTCTTCGCGATCAAAGAAGAAAGGCGCTCTGCGGCGGCTGGGTGGAAGCGGTCATTGATACCCGCTACTTCGTAAGTTCCGCCGCCGTCGCCGGGGGGAAGCTTGTAAACAGCAAGGCGTCCGCTGCGGTCCCGACGGGCTTCGACGTCAAGGATATGGCAGCCAATGGCTAGTTCGTGGGGAGCTCTCATGGGATATATCGGTAGTTCTGCTTCCAGAGAAACGAGGAAAGCTTGACAGCCTCCTTCGTTACAAAGTCCTCTGTCCAGTGCGGGTGTCGGTGATGGAGGAACTCGTGAACGAGCACTTCAAGACGCTGCTGCGCGGGAAGACGTGGGTCGATCTCGATGACTTTGTCATCCGGCCAATACAGCCCGCGAGCCCTGTGACGGCCTAGTTTACGTTCGCTGACTGGTGGGGACTTGCTCACTGGTAAAGGGCGCGCAAACGATTACGGTCGGCTAGAATCTCCAGATGGTCTTGGAGATTCACCCACGTCTCGTCCGTCGCTGGCGTGTAACTCTGGCCCGCTTTGAGATGCAGCCTTGGCGGGGCAGACGATGGCATAGAGCCGCGAGAGTCTGTTGTGTCTCGCTTCAAGCCGCAACAGCTTGACCCGATCAGCATTGGCAGAAGCACTAACGCGAAGAATCTCATCGTCGATTTGGTTCAGGTCGATGGCTAACTTCCACGCAAGCCAGAGCGGAAATGTTTTGAGGGCTTCAGTAGCAGCTACTACCAGAGCCGCGACAGAAGCTGTAATTCCGAGAGGCATTACTTGGCGTCGGCGGCTTTGATAAGTCCGTAGCCACCAGTGATAAGGGCGAAGGTTTCGCCGATATTGTTGACGGTGCCGGTCTTGAGGAAGGACACAACAGCGTTGGCCACTGCTGCGAGGATGGTGAAGACTCCGAGGATTGTGGTTTTAGATGTCATAGCGGAGGAGGTTACTTTGCTGACGAGGGGGCGTCAACTGCCTTCTTGGCCCGCATCCCGCGCAGAAGTTTGACGACTGTGAGGATACCGACGAGGTTGCCGACGACTAGCGAGCTGATCTGCAGCCATTGTTCTATGTCTTGCAGCGACACGAGGAAAGCGAGGAAGTTGAATGAGCCGCCAACTACAGCCGTCGGCACGCCTTGGGTGTATTCTGTGGGGGCGGCATTCATAGGTTACGAGGGTAGAGGGCCGAAGATTTGATCTGCGCGCTCCGTGGTGATGATGCCAGCAGTAACGAGCACGGTGCGCCCTGCGATAACGAGAGGGTGACTAGCGACAACTCCGCCCCTCCAAGTATGTAGCTTAAACCTAAGTTGAGCTACCTCTGGCACTTGACTTAGCTCAATTTGTCCAAGCTCTTGCAGGGAAAATTCCTCCACAAACGACTGAACATCAGGCCAGTTCTTCGGCTGTTGAGCCGCGTCAAAGATAGATTGAGCCCACGCTTGGAGCGTTTCTTGACGCTTATCTTCAGAGAGCTCTACGACTTCTCCGTTGATCACTTCTGTCAAGGTCGGGTGCTCTTGCTGCAGAGCTGTAAGGATTTCATCAAAGGTCTGCATAATTAGAGGGATCGTTTGAGGCCGTAAAGTTTGAACCGCCCGGTAGCAATGTTTCCCGCTGACATGACAAGCTTAATTCCAGTGGCGTTGGTGGTTGATTCCAGGATGCCGCCCCCTACTCGACTCCAAGCTTGCGTCGCAGTATTGGTAGCTACTCCGCGAGAGGTCATGTGTTTCCACACCCCATTCCTCGGGTGAATGATCATCTCCAGGCTACTCTCTTCGTTGGTAGCGTTGCCGAGGTCAGCACCTATAGGAGTCCACCCCGTAGTAGCGGTCTGACTTGAGACGTTAGTGGGCGTCCCTGACGTTATCGGCTGGTTGGTGTAGCCCCAGCGATAGTTGCTCGTCATATCAGTGCCCCCGCTGCGCAGCACTACGCGAAGGGCGCTCGCATCAATGCTCGGGCGAACTCCCTCGGCGATTAGCATATAAGAGTCGTAGGAATCGCTGAAGACGCCGTCGAAAGTTATGGCCGCACTACCGGAAGCCGTGGATGCGGCTAGCAGAGCATACCCCCTTTGTTCGTTCGCGACAGTCGTGGCATTGGTAGTCGCCGTAGCTGACGCGGTTGAAAGAACGTCAGTTAAAGAAGACCCTTCTAAAAAGTCAGCGTCAACTCCAGTGACCTGACTGCCGTTAATAGCCTCTATTCGTCGAGGGGTAGCTAACTGTCCATTGACCGTGATTGAGTAGCTAAACGTCGGAGCGTATTGCGTAACATCCACCGTGCGTCCGGGTCCTGCGGTCCGTTCGGTTATGTTAAGCGTGTTAGTAGATACAGCGGAAGCGTTAAATTCTGAAGCGCCTCCAATAGCCGAAATAAGGGCGTTCCGTGCTTCCTCTACAGTGTAGGTGGCAGGTAAGTTTACGGCGACTTGCCCTCCACCTGTGGTCGGGGAAGACCCGCTACCGTCAACCACAAAGTAGTAAGTCGTTGGATTTGAGTAAGCAAGAGCCCAAAGCACGATAGCGTCACCGGGGCCAGGGGCATTATTCATCGTCAATAGGATGACTTGTTCGACGTCTAGTAGGGCAGGTTGAGCAGCAACAAAATTAGAGAGCTGGCCGGATCGAACGAACCCGCCGGTAGTGCCGACTTCATCGCTTAGAACACCAGCTAGCTGAGCACTTGTAGTCGAGGCGAATTGAGCCAGGGAGCCAGATGTAAGGGCGTCGCCTGATCCAGCTACAATGGTCTGCCAAGTGTTATCGCCTCGCAGAAACTTGGTGCTGATACTATCGCCGGTTCCCAGCCGGGCAGCGGATACAATACCGCTGGAGATGTTGGAGGCATTTAGGGAACTAGAGCTTGTCAGGTAGGTTGATGCAGCCGTAGCGGATGTCAGGTAGGTTGATGCAGCCGTAGCGGATGTCAGGTAAGTTGACGCAGCCGTCGCGGAGGTCAGGTAAGTTGACGCAGCCGTCGCGGAGGTCAGATAGGTTGACGCGGCATTGGTTGAGGTCAGATAGGTTGACGCAGCGGAAGAGATGGTCAGGTAAGTCGAGGCAGCAGTAGCTGGGGTCAGATAAGTCGAAGCAGCGGTGGCAGACGTCAGATATGTTGACGCGGCTGCTGCGGTGGTCAGGTAGTCTGATAGGTTGGCACTCTGTGTGGCAAGAGTGCCCAAGCCAAGAGTGGCTCGGACAGCAGCGGCATCGGCTTGGATAAGCAGGCTACGCCCAAACGTGGTTGTGGCTAGGGACGCAATGTTGGTGAGGTCAGCGTCAAGCGGTTGGTACGCCAAAGCGGCTGCTGTAGTCGTCAACGCATCCGTGATGCCGAAGCCAGAAACGGTTGTTGGCTTGCTGGTAATGCTTGACCATGGCACCGTCAAACCCGTGAGGAACCCGGTAGCCGTGCCGTTATTCACAATCGACGCGCCGGAGTTGATCGTCAAGGTAGTCCCAGATGGGACGACGAGGCTTTCCGTCAACGCATTATCGCTGATTGTCTTGATGACGTTCTTGGTTTGAGCCCCTGCGATAGAGGCAAAGATCAAGTAGAAGCACAGAAGCAGGAGGGGAGGTGGTCTCATAGTTTAGGCAAGTCGTTTCCAAACACGCGGATTGGAGGTCTCATCAAAATCATCGGGACGAACAATCCCGGCTGAAGGGTTCTCCGCATCGGTGCCTGGGAACAACCGCCATGTCTGCATCTCACTGGCGATATAACACATGATGAGGAGCCCGTCCCGTCCAAGGGTAATAACGCTGTCAAGGGCATTAGACCCGCCGCCCGTCAAGGCGTCGATCTCGCGTAGATACAGCGGAGCGGTCGGAACCGTTTCATACGCTGGCTGGACAGCACCAGCCACAGAGGCGCTTTGGCTGACTTCCAATGTTACCGGTGATGTAGAGAAGCTAGTATAGCCAGATACTACACGAACCTCGAAAGTAAGCGGCACGACGCCTTGAGAAGCCAGCGCAGACACAACAGAGTTGATCGCAAAGCTTACGCCGGGAAAGCGATAGACCGTCGAAGCCCCTCGCCCAAAGATTGACGCATTGTTAGCAAACACAACCGGTGTCCTAGATCCAGGGCCAGCATACGCGACAAGCGTGACAGTGCTGCCAGCAGGTAGCGGAACAACACGTCCATTAGTAGAGAAGCTGACGTCAACAGGGATAAGGTCATCCCTTCGAGCTGTGAGCTTGCGAATTGGAGTGCGAGCTCGTGGAGAGCTGACCAAGATATGGTCGGAGAGATCGACGTGTAACTTCATTTTTAGTCCAAGCTGGCTTTGCCAAACTTGATCTCGACTTGGTTGACGAAGCCTGACTCACCGTCATCTTCGCTTTCCTCGTCGCCTTCTTCGCCACAGCCACACTCGCTTCCTTCCAAGCTGACGAGGGTCAACTTGTTACCGGCTTCGAGCCGGATCTCTGCCATAGCCGCGAAGGTGTCACCTACTTTGACTCCCTCAGGAAGCTCAAAATCTTCGGGCATGGGGAACATTTGCATCGCGGGAATAGGGTAGAAGGGGTTCAGGGTATCATAGAATTAGGGGAGGAGGTTTGACCCTCCTCCCCGTCATTCATTCACACCTTACGGAGCGACGCTACCGGCGTCGGTTGGCGCTGGGTCGCTAGACGCATCGCAGGCCAAGCCAGCAGTGCTAGGGATACAGCGGCGGAAGCGGAGCACCGTCGCAAGGTCGGGGGAGACCGGTTTCGTAGCGCAGCTCATCACACCACGGAAGAAACCAATCGTCCCGTCAGGGTTGGTGGTTTCGTTAGGGATGTTTAGCCAGCGGAAGTCACCCATGTAGTTCTGCGCGGTGAAGGACGTGCCGCCGCCGGGAGCGGTGATAGCCTTAGGCACTTGGAACTCAAGAGCCTCGCGGACATAGATATAGGCTTCCTCGATGTCAGCGAGTTCATAGGCGAGGTTCAGGACGAACTTGCGCCCGTTAGTAGCTTCTACGGGGGTAAATGGGAGGATTTCATCGTAGCGATACACACCAGAAGACGGAGCTGTCTCAACGATGTTGAAGCGACGAGGGAACATGTCCACGAGGTAGAACCAGCCCTTGTAGGAGCGTTCCACACCCAGAGGAGCCAACAGCTCATTGACGCGGGAGTTGTTGTAGCGGAAGTCGTCGCGCAGATTCAGCGCACCGATACCACGGAACAAGAACTCCTGGGCTTCAGGGCTGAGCACCACGGCATAAACCGGGCGACCATTTTCCATACCCCAAGGCTCAGCGCCTTCGCGGACGAGCTTGAGATAAATACGATCGAGGATTCCTTGTGATAGGTGGCGCAAAGTGGCCATCGTGCCTACCACAGGAGTTGCCCAAGTCTCAGCGCCATCAACATTTGAAAGGGTAGAAGTCACCAGTACTTTGTGCTCAGCCATGTCAGCGTAAGCAGAGCGGTAGTAGGACTCCCATGCCCACTTGGTGTTGTCCTTGAGGATGTTGAACATCGCCGTGAGCTGGTCCTTGCGCTTCGCGGCAAAGCGAAGATCGTGAACGCAGATTTTTGGGCTCTGAACAGCAGCCTGCTTGAGGCCGTAAGAGCGCACCGTCTGGCCGAAGCCGATGGTGACAGGGGTTGGTAGGCAGGTGCCGAGCGTCTGAGGATTAGGATTCAGCGAGCCGTCTAGGCCACCAGTAGCTCCGTCATTGCCGAAATACTGTTGGGTGTTGACGTCGGTCCAGTTAAGGCCCGCGCCAAGAGCGCCGGGAAGGGATCGCTCCCATGTGAGGACGTTAATGACGTCGCCCATCTCGTCAGGGAAAGAACCGCGCTGAGCGAGGTTGATCCATGCGGAAGTGTTGAGCGACTTGGTGTAAATGTCAGGGCCAATGCGGCCAGCCTCGTTGACGAGGATGGAGTTCACAGAGTCGAGCTGAGCTGCGGAGAGAGTAGCGATAGCGGGCATAACAGAAGAAGAGGAGGATGAGGTTGACTGACGGTGGGCTCCCCGAGCCAAGGGAAGGTAGGCTCTTAGATCTCTGGCAGTGAACGGTATTAGAGTTACCGAGCGAACTCGCCGTCAAACTATGACGAGCCCTCCGTCAGTCAAGAAAAATCTCATCGACCCCCAAGCCCTGCCTCGATCGCGTCAAGGAACGACCCAGGTTTAGCGCCTGACGCTGGAGCACTGCCGCCGGGAGCTGGCGTAGCTCCTTTGAATGCTCCGATCTGACGCTCCAGTTCAGCGATCCGATTGCTCTTCTCACGCAACGCCTTAGCTACTCTAGGCAATGCAGCCCCAGCGTAGGCGATATAAGCGCGAAGCCCTGGGTCTGCGGAGTTGAAGTCCACGGTGTCAGCTTCAGCGCGAATAGACTTGGCGGTCGCCTCGTCTGCTAGGAAAGGAAGCTTTTGGGTCAAGAGTTCCCAAGTTTCGTCAGAGGCTGCCTTCTGCTTGCGAAGTTCTTCGACCGATTGACGGCGCTGAGCTTCAGCGCGTTCGAGCTCAAACTTCTTCAGAGTCTCTGCAGCGTTCTCCTCAAGAGCAACCTTGGTGTCAACCACCGCGTCAAACTCTTCGGCAGCGCGGTAAAGCTTCAGGCGGTCAGGTTCGAGCATCGTCTCGGCTAGCTGGGCCAGCTTTCTGACACGATCCTTACGATTGCCCTCAACCACGGCAGCGTTAAGTGCCTCAAGATCAAGCTCATAGGTATCGGCAAGATCCTCAACGACAGAGCGGATCGACTCAATAGGCTGGGTCACACGCTTCTGATACTCTTCGGTAGCTTCTAGTTTGATGCCGGTGATCTCACGCTCGTAGGTTTCGAGCTTCTCACGCAGAGAGCTAACTTCCGCCTCAGCCGCTTTGAGTTTATTCAGCTCTTCAGCAGGGACTTGGGAAGTCGAAGCTTCCTCGTACTTGCGCTTCCACTCTTTGATCTCGGACTTGAGTTCTTTCCAGCGGTTCCCGGCTTTTTCCGTCAAGCCTTCAGGGACGACGTCATCGTCGGTGTCGGGCTTCTGGGTTTGGGGGGTGGTTTCGGCAGGCTTGTCTTTACCGAGGAAAGATGCCATGTCGTCATCTCCAGAAGGAGTAGTCTCTCCAGAGGCAGAAGGAGTAGTCTCTCCAGAGGCAGGAGGAGTAGTTTCTCCAGCAGCGGGAGGAGTAGTCTCTCCAGGGGCAGGGGCCGGTGTGGAGAACAGGTCGTCAAGTCCGCCTAAGCGGTCGATGATCGTGCTAGTGTCTGGGGTGTCGGTGGGTGCGTCTGGCATTTTGGGCGGGGGTTATGGGGTGATTAAGTGGCAGGTTTTTAGGATCTCGCTGAGTCGGGAGGAGAACCCGCCCAACTCCAAGCGCCTAATGATTCAATCTCTCCGGCTTTACGAGCGCGGGACATTGACGCTTCATCGACTGCCGGGAGGTTGCGCAGTGCTTTTAGACAAGCTTCCCATCCTGCATGGAACTGGTGGCAAAGCGCCCCGGCTCCTAGATCTGAGCTAGGTAGCGGCTTGGGAGCATTCATCTGCCGAAGAACAGCGAATGCGCCTACCATGTAAGGTTGGCGCAACGCTGATTCGAGTTGAAAACGGTAGGTTTCTGATTTGGACCACTCGGCAAGGGTGGTTGGTGTTGGTGGTGCGGTGTCGGGCATAGGAAATTACACACCAAGTCGGCGGAGCTTAGCTGCCTCCTTGGCATCATTTAGCGCCTGCTTCTGGACAAACTCAGCTTGACGTAGCTGAATCTTCTGCTGGTGCTCTTCTTGTTTCATCTGCAGGCGCAGATTGTGTTCGACCAATTTCCGCTCCATTTCAGGAGGAAGGGATTGATCTTGTGGTGCTTCGGCTTGCTGGCCTTCCGCAGCGGCGGCTTCTTCAGCCTTACGAGCCTCTGCCTTGAGCTTCTCTTGGCCGTTCCAGATCATTTCGCCGTATTGCTGGAGCTGCTGACGATAGACGGCAATCATGTCAGAGATAGCAGGGTCAACCCCGCCCATCTCGACATGCTGAGTCGCATGAGCGTGAAGCATAACCATTGGTTGAACAGCCTCAGCAAGAGTAGTCGCGCCGGATTCTAGCGCGTCAAAGTATTGACGCAGGCGAGCGTCGTGGTGCTTCAAGTGGATGAGGTGCAACTCATTCGACTGAGCTTGAATGTCCTCGCCACTTATCAAGTGCGAGTTCTCCAGCACGGCCAACTTGTCGTCGATAGTTGGGCGAGGTTCGGTCTTCTCAGGAACGTAACGATCTGCCAAGTCATACCCAACACGAGCGGCCACACGGTCGCGCAGAAGGTTATGTCTTCCAACGTCGTCGAAAGACGGGGCTTCTCTAGCCAGCTCATTGAGGATAAGCTGACGAGCCTCGGGAGACCCGCCACCCACAGCACGGTTCACAGTGCAACGGTCGAAGTCGATGACACCAAAAGCTTCTTCTGGGACTCCGTCTTCGAGAATGCGGTCGCGTAGTTCGGTAATCAAATCACCGCCGGGCAGGTCACGACCGTAGTCGAGGTTGAAGGCACGACGAGCAACTTCGCGAAGCAGGTTCTGGAAGGGCTCGTAGAAAAGGTTCAGGCTCGTGATGCTGAGCTTACTCATGCGGGCAACATAAGCTTCGACCTCGAACCGAGTACGCTCTTTGTCGTCAGCAAACATGCCGACCGAGCTGTATTGGCCAGACTTGCTCTGCAACAGCGAAGACATGTCGCTGATAACCGGCATTGCATTGTTGGACAGGTTCGGGATTGTGCGCTCGATAACCTTGTTGCCGGGCGTCAAGATCGCGTATGGGCCGTAATAAGTCAGCGATAAGTCAGCGAGCGCCTGCTCGTCAGCGGGCTGGATCATCACCGAGCTTGATAGCATGGCCGCGTCAACCACCTGATTTCTCAGACGGTTAGAGACTTGGATGTGCGGGTAGATCTTGTAGCCAAGGCCACGAATACTGTGCATGTAGCCGTTAGACCCGATGCCGAACATGAATACATGGAACGGCGGACGGTTGGCGGGATACTTGTCTTCCTTCTTGTAGATGAATTTGTCAGGAGTGCCGATGTCAAGGAACTGGTAGTGGGACCACATTCCAGAGAACTCCTTGACCCAGAGATGGCCGATCGGAATCTCATTGCCCACACAGTCAAAGTAGAGGTCATTGTTCTTCAGGCGCTCTTGAACCTGCTCCCAATCCATGACGCGGCGATCGCCAGCGGCATTGACGGACTTGACCAAAGCATCACGAACCGCCGCTACATCCCAGCCTAGCTCGGCTGCTTGCTCAGGGTTTTTAATGAAGGAGAAAAGCTGAGATGGGCGATAACGCTGGATGCTCCCAGCAAGCTCAAGCGAGCCTGGATCAGCAAGCGTGTGGCGCGGGAAAAAGAAGTCACCCAACTTGGCGACGTGCCAGCGCCAGTCGAGGTGGTCAGGATAGTAGCAGACGGAGATGCCGTCGGCCACAAAATGGTGGCAGCAATAGAGGAACCGATGGAAAAAGCTTCCCCACTTACGCAGCATACCAGTGAAATGCTTGCTCATGGACGACTCATAGCGCATACGCTCGGGAGCCGAGAATGAGTTAGGTCGCAGACGGAACCTCAGGAACTCGTCGGTGTTGGAGAACAGATCGACGTAACCGCTCATGCTAAACTCAAGCATCGCACCAGCCTCGTCAAAGTTCAGGTTTGACCTACCGCCTTGACCGGTCTCGACGAGGTCTTCATCGCGATAAGGGCGCTGTCCGTCAAACATTGCCTGGAATTGAGCACGCCCACGGCTAGACTCGACATCGTCGTCAATCATTTTGTGCAACGATGCGTGAGCGGACTTTGAATCAGCGATACGACGATCTGGGATCTTACCTGCTGAGGAAGCTGTGAGCAATCCGTCGTCGGTCTTCTGAAACTCTTGGTAGGCGTTTTGCATATTCGTTAGGGTTTGCGGCGGATAACTGTCGGTACCCGTGCAATAACCTCGGATTTAGTCTCCGTGTCAACTGCGACAACTTCGGGGGTTGGCTCAGGAGTCACTTCGGGGGTTGGCTCGGAGACTGGCGCAGGGGCGCTCTTGCGGGAAACTAGCACCTTACCCCACGTCCTGGGGACAATGATCTCCGTTCCGTGTGGGTAGCGGTCAACGGCGTCAGTCAAGTGAGCAAACGTCCCCGCCCGGTAGATAGATATAAGAGAGCCCGCATAAGCGTGGTGAACCGGAAGGGAGATTCCCTTGACACAAGGGCAGGAGTTGGCATTCAGCCGTCGGGAAGCTCCAGCGCGGTACACACCAGTCGTGTGCAGCTCTTGCGGGCCAAGGAAAAGGGAAGTGGCGAAGCGGAGGCTATCCTCGATCCGGGTTAGCCAGCCAGCCTTACCTACAACAACCGTCCCTGGATCAAACCACAACGTGTGAGGATGCGGGTTGCGGAAGTATGACACCCACAGAAAGTTTCCTGGATGCGACATCTGCGACAGGAAAACCGCCGACAGGACCACCCCGCCGAACTTGGTCTTTTGACGAAGCTCGGTAGCAAACTTCTCGGCCTCGGCCAAGCATTCGGTAGATGTCAAGACGTAAACTTGATGTCCGGGGCCGGGTTCTGACGCACTCAGCGTATTGAGTAGCGCAGGGAGATGAGGTAGTGCGTCCGGGTAGATAGGGATAGTTAGTCGCATAACGCGGGGAGATAGTTGCTGACGGGAGGGATGAATCTCCGAATACATATTTTACGGGTCGCAAGCTTGAGCGCAAGTGTTGGTTTTCTAAACATTCGACGGGCGATCGCATCCTCAGCCCACTCAGGGTAGAACTGAAAGTTATCTGCTAGGATCATGCGTTTCGCGTTGTCCCGGCAGAACATGTGAAGCTCAGGCGAATACTTGCACTTGTGAAATGTAGCACTGTCAAGGTCGTCAAAGTACCGCGTAGCTTTGCCTGGGCACTCCACACGCCAACCGCCAGGAGGCGGGTTCCAGTCGGCGTAAGACTCGATGATCACATCCTCAACAGAGGACTGAACCTCTGCTCCCCCTAGACCCGGAACTTCTTCAGGGAAGCTAGCTCGGTTAGAGAAGCAAGGGCTAGACCCTTGACGAATATAGATGTTGTCAGGGTTACTGAGACTGACCTCCGTGACAGCAGGAACATGGGCTCCCTCAACAATAGCTAACGCAGGCGATTGGTTGCCAATGAACAGCGAAGCACTGAGGCATAGGTCAAGGGTTGACCCACCCCAATCGGTTTCGGGGTATTTGACTGTTACGGAGCTGGGGATCAGGGGTGAAAAAGCAGCATACTCTTCAGGAGTCCCAACAAAAAAGATAGGGCTGTGCCTCGCTACGCTCAACAATGCTCCCCACGGGAATAGAGAATTGTGTTGAGTCAATGTTCGTGAGACCACGATATGGTCGCTGACAGATGTCATGCGCTCAAACCACGGCGTAAACTCGTAAAGTCCACAATAGTACCTCATCTTCGCAAGCATTGAGCGTCCATCTTGCTTGAATGGATATGGCCGAAGGTCGAGACCAAACTGCATTAGCGGCGGCAACCCGCGATTGACGCTGCGAATCCATGGCATACGAGACGCGAGAGCCTGGATGTCAGAATAATAGTCTCTGGCAGCCGGTTCGCGAGAAGAGAAGTAAATGTGATGGGGGCCGCCTGGGAGATGGGCGAGAACTCCCATTGCGTAGAAGGCTTCATGTAGGCGTTTAGCGGGTGCTATGACTTTCATATTAAATAAACCTGCGAGCACGCCCAGCAACATCAAGCCGCTTCAACGCAGTCTTCAGAGATGACTGTTGTCTGCCATGAGGAGTCGAGGCTCTAGCGGGGCGCTCTACGGAGGAAAACCCAAGACGAGCGCGGCAGAGGTCAACAAGAATGAAAGCCGCGTCGGCTAAGTCAGGGCTGAAGCCTACACGATCCTTCATGTCAACCTTACTCTCGGCACGGAGGAGTAGCTTCCCAGCGCCCTTAACTGTGTCATACTTGCGAGAGACCATCTCTCGGATCGTTGAAGCGTCAAGGCCGCTGATCTGCTTAGCCCTCAGCAGCTCCTTGCCCGCAAACCATAGCTCTGAAACTCTGTCATGATACCTCTCATAGGACGGGGATTTATCAGACGACGAGATAGGTAGGTCAGAAGCTCTCCCGCTGAAGTTGACGCGTAGGAAGTCCGGCCCCCATATCACAGCGAGCACGTCAGCGAAAGGGGCACCACCAGCAGTAGCATCCAACGCAAAATTACGTAGCGTCACGCCGCGCTTGACACACTCATCACGAACTTGTCGGCAGATCTGATGGGTGCGCGGGTCGATCTTGTTAGTGACGTCTTCCGAGATAAGCAACACTTCATCAAAATTAAGATGGCGAGCCCCACTGATAGTCTTACCCACCGTCCCGAACCGTAATACACACCGGTCCCCGCCAGCCGTAAAGGCTACGTCAAGAGCCGCGACTCTGGTTTTTCCAGCATCGGGAGACCACACAGGCTTGGAAGTTCCTCCCCCACGCTCAATTTCAACGTCGGAGTAGATACTGTCTTCAGCGCCAAGAGGACACCAGAAGCCTTTGATCATTCGGTAATATGCAACAGACTTATCGCCCAACTTAGCAGCTTCATCCAAGTCAGACTGCTTGGCTAAGAATGGGAATTTGTTAAACCCGAGCGTGATGTTAGGGCTACGCTCAGCGTCAAATCGGATGAACTGACCATACTTGGTGCGCCATGTATAATCCAACTCAGATACAGAGGTCCATCCGTCATAGGGTTCGGAAAAGCGGCCATGCGGATCATAGTGAGAGTTAGGGTTTCCGATCCCAACCATCTTGAAGTCTTCGTTTCGCGCTAGGTTAGAGAACGCGGTAGTCAAGATACTATCGGCAAGCTCAGGCAACTCGTCAGCAACTAACCGTAAACGCGGAGCTTTGAAACCCATGAACTTGTTTTGGGCATCCCGCTCTTTCTTACGATCAGACGCGACAAGAGTGAGGCCAAACTTATCAGACTGAATCCCGTCAGCCTCGAAACGAATGACACCCTGCGAAGAAACCAGCTTACCCGGAAGCCCTGGAACAGCTTGAAAGTAATCTTCTACCGTGGACCAGATACGCTTACGAGAATCCTTCAAGCTGGTAGAGGTGTAAAGAACCTGCGTCGCATGAGGCGCGCAGAAAAATTCAATGAGTCCCCACACAGCAAAGAAGTCTGTCTTGCCAGAGCTCGCGCAACCGCCCACGGACAAATACTTATTCTCGCAAACTGCCTCAAGCATTTCCTCCGCCCATGGATGCCATACGAAATTCTTGCTAGACTCTGGGTGGTTCCAGAGAAGATCGACCGCTTGGCGAAAGTGGTGCGGCTTACCTGGGGAGTCGGGTGCCCCTTCACGGTAGCAGAAAAGCTCAATGTCGAGATCACTAACCTCTGGCCCCCAGAGGAGTCCATACTTCTCCCGCTCAGCGGGGAGTGAATCTCGTAAATTTTTTTTCTTGACTGAGGCCATGGATGTTGTTTTTTACGACAGTTCCAAACTAACCCATGAATAAAACCAAGTCAACCAAACCAAAAACTGCGACAGCCGCAGTTCAGTCATACCTAAAAAGCCATAGATTTGATGGTCTCTCTTTCCACCACATCCGCACAGTGCATAAGCACATGAATATATTCTCCAAACACTTCGGAGATAAGCCACTGGAAGAGATCATCCCGGAAGACGTGTTCCGCTCAATGCCGAAACATTGGGGGCAAACGTCCAAAGCGAACTACATCCGAGCCGTCAAAACATTCGCAACTTGGTCTCGCGACAATGACTACCTTCCCTACGATCGACGCACATTTGCTGAGCGGATCAGAAAACCAAAAGAAGCTCCTTTAGAGCCTGAGTTCTTCACGACTGAGGAAATGCGGAATCTCTTAACAACCGCTGGTATGTTAGTTGGCGGGGAAGAAGAGTTCCTGCTATCAGTCCTTGTTTTAGGTGGGTTTGTTGGGATGCGATCCAGTGAGATAACCCGAGTGAAGTGGACTGATATTGATCTAGCTCACAAAGCAATTCGGCTAACTCCGAAGATAACAAAGACATCCTCCCGCCGCATCGCACTGATACCAGATAACGCAGTAGCGTGGCTAAATCATATAAAGGATAAGGCTGGGTTTGTTGTCCCCCAACAAATTATCCCGAACTTCAATCGCTACACTGGCAACCTTTCCAAGGAGGCCGGGGTGGAATGGAAGAACAATGCGCTTCGTCACTCCTATGTGACCTATGCTATGGCCCAGGAGCGTGATGCTTGGAAAGTATCTGAGCAAGTGGGCAACTCTCCGCGAGTGCTGCAAGCCCATTACAAAGGACTTGTGCTGGCATCGGATGCAGTAGAGTGGTTTAATATCACACCCGATAACACACTATGAAGAGAAACCTAATAGCAATCGACCCTGGACTGAGCGGCGGAATCATCATCGGCAGCGAAGATGAGCTAACCCCACGAGGCATTGGGGCTATGCCTGCCACAGAGGCTGACATCGTAGAGATCCTCCGTGAAGCCGTCATGGGCTCAGAAGACACGCCCGTCCTAGTTGTAGAGAAGCTTCCTCTCTTCGTGTCAGTCCCAGGTGGTCGCGTCAGCGGGGCCAGCATGGCCAAGCTACACCGTAACGCAGGTCTCATCACAGGTGCTGCCCTTGCGCTATGTATCCGCATCATCGAAGTTGACCCTCATTCATGGCAGAAACACTTCCGGCTTGGAACAAAGAAGTCCGCTGGAGGCTACACTGCCTGGAAAAATGTCCTCAAGGGAGAAGCACAAAAACGCTTTCCATCCGTCAAAGTAACCCATGCAATATCCGACGCACTCCTGATCTGGGAGTTCGCTAAGACCGTCAAATGAAAACCCCATATCCTCAGCAGGACGAACACATCAACGCGCTCGTCAACATCATCAACACGTACCGAGCGGCGCTTGACTCCTCAAAGACAGGCACAGGCAAGACCTTATGCGCCGCTGAAGTAGCTAAACGATTGGGGTTCAACGTCTTTGTTGTCGCTCCGAAAGCTACTCTGGTAAACTGGTCCCGCGTTCTCAAAGAACAGGGAGCTGGTGTCGTAGGCATCATCAATTACGAAAAGCTCCGCATGGGGAAGACGGGTTTCGGGGGGTGGAAAAAAGGTGCCTTTTATTTCAACTTGCCTCCGAAGACATTGATTGTGTTTGACGAGGTCCATGTCTGCAAGGGTCACTACACTCAAAATGCCAAGGTGCTCATAGGAGCAGCCTCGTTCCATACGCTAATGCTCAGCGCAACGGCGTGTGAGAACCCCGTGGAGATGAGGGCGTTAGGGTATCTACTTGGGCTACATACCCTCAAGGATTTCTATGGATGGGCTATCCGGTTCGGAGCTACCCCGAACGCATGGGGCGCGCTAGAGTTTGTCAAAAAGGCTGGCAGCGATGCCCACCTAGATCGACTCCGTCGCCTCGTGTATCCTACCCATGGTCACATGCTGACGCGAGAAGACCTGTCCGAGTTCTTCCCCAACGGCCAAATCATCTACGACCCTATTTCCTTTGGCAGTTCGACAGAGATTACCAAGCTACTAGATGAGTGTAGCGAAGAGCTCCAAGTAATCATCGACAAAGAGATAGAGGAAAAGCTCACACTCAAAGGCAACCCTGCTGAAGCAATGGTCAAAGTTACCAGAGCTCGCCAGAAAGTCGAAATCTTAAAGATGCCGGAAATTCGGCAGATGGTGAAAGACCGACTAGAAGAAGGCAAGTCCGTTGCTGTCTTTCTCAACTATAACCAGAGCGTCAAGTATCTGTGCGACTTGCTAGAGTCGGACGGTATAACAGCAGGAAAGATCTGGGGCGAAGAACCCAGAACAGCGAAGCGGCAACAAGTCGTCGATGCTTTCCAGCAAGATGAAATCCACGTCCTCATCTGCAACATTGCTGCAGGCGGGACCGGAGTGAACCTCCACCATACTGACACAGCAGTTCGCCCGCGAGAGTCTCTCATCTCACCGTGCTATAACGCAAAGGTGATGGAGCAGGTCTTCGGGCGCATCGACCGTGCCGGTGCTAAGTCTGATCCAATCAACCGCGTTCTCGTGGCTGCTGGATCTGTCGAAGAAAAAGTTATGCAATCTGTGCAAATCAAGATTGACAACATGAGCAGGCTACACAAAAAGTCGTTTATTACAACTATGCCAAGGACACCAACCTACCCCGCACCTACAACAGAAAGTGCTATCGAAGTCGATGCTACCATCATCGAGACAGCCCCAAAAGCTGAAACGCCCGTCCCCGCAGCAGCGGAGAAACCCCAGAAAGTAGAGCGCAAACGCAAGGCCAAAAAAGAAGAGACTCCTGCTGCAGCGCCAGAACCTGCGCCAGCTCCAGTTATCGCTGAAACACCAGCAGTCGTAACCCCAGCTACAGGGGAAGATGCTGTGAAGAAGAGCGGAGAACGCGGCCACGCTAGCTACTCCCCGTCGCAACTTGATAATTTGTCGATCTGCCCTGGTTACAAAGGCGGGACATCGAGCCCGACGGCGATAAAAGCTGCAGAGCAAGGCACACGTTGTCATGCAGCTTGCGAGACCGGAGACCTAACAGGGCTCACCGAGGAAGAGCGGATGCTCGTAGAGATGGCTGTCGGGTATGAAGCCGACGTCGCTGTAGGAGCTATCGAAGTCAAACGTGAAATCTGCGTGGAAGTGTTCGACCAATGGGGCTTCCTTGACACGCTGATTATCAAGCCCGACGGCAAAGCCGACATCGTTGACTTCAAGTTCGGCGTCATGCCTGTCCGTGATGCTGAGTTCAACATCCAAATGAAGGCTTACACCTACGGTGTCTGGGTCATGTTCCCAAGCATCAAGGAGATTACCGTTCATCTCGTTCAGCCTAAACTTGATACGATCACCTTCCATACGTGGGATCGCGATCGTGATATGGAAAACATTGGAACAGAGATCAAACAGGTCATCGAACGCGCTAAGCTGGCGAGAGCTGATTTCTTCTCTCCAGACGTCGAAAAACTCTTTACGCCGCTCTGCGAAGCCTGTGATTTCTGCGGAAATCGCGCACGCTGCCGACCTCTTTCCAGGAAAATCATCAAGATTTCTTCAAAATACGACCCTGTATTCGGAGTTCTTGACGACCCAATGATGCGCCCAGGTGAGATTCGTGACCCAAAAACATTGGGATTGCTGCTCCGCGCAGCCAAGATTGCAGCGAAATGGGCAGAAGATGTCCAGACGTCAGCACTCGAACAAGCTCTCACAGAGGGCATCGTCCCAGAAGACTTCCGCCTCGTCGAAGTCAATAAGCCACGCCGGGTCAGTAACCCGCTTTTGGCCTACGAGGCACTCAAAGACAAGATCGCATGGGAAGACATGCTGGCTTGTGCTACCGGTGTAAGCATCGGTAAGCTAGAAGAAATTTTCACCGAATCTGCTCCTCGGGGCGAGAAGGCGAAATACAAGGCCCTGCTCACGGATCGTCTCCAAGATGCCGGAGCCTTGGTGTCCGAAGGAACCTACCACAAACTAGATCCCATTCGGACTAAGTAAGGAAACCAACGAAACTACAGAAACTAAATACTATGGCTAGCATCTCATTCAATCGTCGCCCAGCTACACCCACGTCGGCTGAAAGTACACCGGAAGTCGTCGAACGCTACGAGTCAACTCGTGACGTTCCAGTCGCCGGAGCTCCAGTCCGCACGGAAACACCAGCAGTCGTAGCTCCAGCTACGCTCAGCACCAGTGTTGCCGCTGCTTCTGACACGGATGTCCAGGGCGACGTCAACCTCTCCGACCTTCGTCTTCCAAGGCTCAATCTCGTGCAGCGCACGGGAGACCTCCCCGACAAGTTCGGCTTCGGCGAGTTCGTCCTCAACAAGACCTGCCTGATCCCACGGCCCCTAGAGTTCATCGCTCTGAGCCTCAAGAAGCAGTTCCAAGAGAAGCGCCCTTACGGCGACACAGAACGCGGTGCTGTCTATGACAGTGCTGAAGAAGTCAGGGCTGCAGGTGGCTCGATCGGTTTTGGAGACTACCAATTCTCCGAGCTGGCGCACATCTTCATGCTCATCAAGAAAGACGCTTCCCTCGACACGATGGAAGACGCTGATTCAGTGCGTGACTTGTTCATGTATGAGATCGACGGAGCTCTTTGGGCTCCAGTGATTTACAGCGTGGGCCGCAGCGCCTACACCAGCCTGGGTAAAGCACTCTTGACAGCACGCCAATTCACGCTGCGCAAGGGTCTTTACACCGGCAAGTGGAGTCTGACGTCGTCCGTCAACAAAGGCGCGAAAGGGAGCTGGGTAACTCCAATCCCGACATTCCGTGGACGCCTTTCTGACGCTGACGCAGAGATCGCCAACGCTATCCGCAGAGGCGAATAACCCCAAACACACACACAATACAACATGGTTATGACGGAAAAGACACTGCACAACTCGGATGTATCTGGCGCTCGCCAGAATGTTCCTGACATCAAAGTCGTCGGCAACGGCGACACGTTTCGACTGCTCTGCAAAGCCTCCTCGCAAAACGAGGGCTGGATGAAAAG